AGCCACTAGAAGATCCAGAGGCCGCCCTAAGAAGTCAGAAGTAGCTACCAAAAAGAAGGGTAACAGAGGCCAAGTAGGTAGACCCAAGGGTGATGCCTCTATAATTAATGAGTACAAGGCTAGGATGTTAGCCTCACCTAAGTCAGAATTAGTCCTACAGACTATATTTGATGCTGCTACAAACGATGACCACAAGAATCAAGCAGCAGCATGGAAGCTGATAATGGACAGAATACTGCCAGTAGGTGCTTTTGAGAAGGATGTGATAAAAGATGGTGGTCGTAACGCCATTCAGATCAACATAACAGGCGTAGGACAGACAGAAGTTACCAGTGGCAGTACTATAGACGGAGATTCCGGTGAGATACTTTGAGTTAGAAGAGTTCAACTGTCAACACACCGGAAACAACGAGATGAAACCTGAGTTTCTAGAGAAACTAGACCAACTGAGGCACAACTGCGGGTTTCCTTTCGTTGTAACCAGTGGATACCGTGATCCTAGCCACCCAATAGAGGCTGCAAAGGACATTCCCGGTACTCACGCGCAAGGTATCGCAGCAGACATACGAGTTGTTAGCAGTAACAAGCGGTTTAGATTAGTAAAGGAAGCACTGGCGTTAGGATTCACAGGCATCGGCGTTGATCCTTCGTTTATTCACTTAGACATCCGAGCAAGTTCACCTGTTATCTGGACGTACTGATGTTATACACAAAGAACGCTAACGTAACCACAACAGATGTAGCAACAATCGTTACCATCCCTAGCGGTTACGTGGGTCACTGGAATATGCTCTTTGTGAGTAATCTAGGTGGATCTACAAACGGTGCTGGTCTCTACGTCGATAAAGCAGACTCTACTCGTGTAGACATCCTCGGTGGCGGTAACGTGTCAGCCAAGGAGTACATCTTGCTTTCAGACGCAGTATTTGTGTTGCAACCGGGAGACTCTATCAAGGCGTACACAACGGCTGCAGGTGACATGGAGTTTGTAGTAACCTTTGATCTGTTAGAAGCACCAGCGGTATTCACTAACTTTAATGGATCTTAACGTTGAACTGCTTCCTTGGCAGCAGGAAGTGTACAATGATCCGACTCGTTTTAAAGTAGTCGCTGCCGGAAGACGAACAGGAAAGTCACGACTCGCTGCGTGGCTGCTCATTATCAATGCCTTACAAGCCGAACGTGGTCATGTTTTTTACGTTGCGCCTACGCAGGGACAAGCCCGTGACATCATGTGGCAGACTCTGCTAGAGCTAGGACACCCTGTCATCTCAGGTTCGCACATTAACAACCTGCAGATCAAGCTGGTCAACGGGGCTACAATTAGTCTAAAGGGAGCCGATAGGCCAGAGACTATGCGTGGTGTGTCCTTGAAGTTTCTTGTTATGGATGAGTACGCAGACATGAAGCCCGATGTATGGGAACAAATCTTGCGTCCAGCCCTAGCAGACCAGAAGGGTCACGCACTGTTCATAGGTACGCCTATGGGTCGTAACCACTTCTACGAGTTGTACAAGTACGCGGAGATGGCTGATGATGAAACGTATAAGGGCTGGCATTTTACGTCTTACGATAACCCTCTACTTGATCCGAGCGAGATTGATGTTGCTAAGAAGTCGATGTCGAGTTATGCGTTCCGCCAAGAGTTCATGGCATCGTTCGAAGCCACAGGTTCCGAGATGTTCAAGGAAGACTGGATTAAGTACGGTGAGGAGCCGGAGTTCGGTGATTACTACATCGCAATCGACTTGGCTGGCTTTGAGGAAGTAGGGAAGAAACGCACGAAAAACACTAAGCTAGACGAAACAGCGATGGCTATCGTCAAGGTAGGTGACAACGGTGATTGGTACATTGATAACATTATACACGGAAGATGGTCTCTGGACGAGACAGCCATTAAAATCTTTCAAGCCGTTCGTGACTATCGTCCTGTGTCTGTTGGCATTGAAAGAGGAATTGCAAAGCAAGCGGTTATGTCGCCGCTTATGGACTTGCAAAAGAAGTACGCACAGTTCTTCAGAGTAGAAGAGCTTACCCACGGTAACAAGAAGAAAACCGATAGGGTCATGTGGGCGCTGCAAGGGCGCTTTGAGAACGGAATTGTGAGCATGAACAAAGGTGACTGGAACGCAAGGTTCCTAGATCAGTTGTTTCAATTCCCTGATCCGTTGACGCACGACGACTTAGTTGATGCGTTAGCGTACATAGATCAGCTTGCTAATGTCCCGTATGGGATAGCAGAACTAGAGTTCGAAGAGCCTGAAATTTTAGATATTGTAGCGGGGTACTAAGGTGAGTGAATTATATAGTCCAGACCCACTGATGATGGGAGAGACCATAGAAGGTTGGGTTATAAACAAATGCGAAGACTGGCGGGATTACTACGAAAGCAACTATGAACAATCATTTGACGAATACTACAGATTGTGGCGCGGCATATGGGATCCTGCTGACCGTGAGCGCTCCTCTGAGCGTAGTCGGATTATTTCTCCTGCACTTCAGCAAGCTGTCGAATCTAGCGTAGCAGAACTAGAAGAAGCCACGTTTGGTCGTGGTAAGTGGTTCGACATCGCTGACGACATGAATGATCCTCAGAAGCAGGATGTGCAATATTTACGTAATAAGTTAACAGAAGACTTCGAACAGTGCAAGGTACGTAAGGCTGTTGCTGAGTGTCTGATTAACGCTGCTGTGTTCGGTACGGGTGTTGGTGAAATCGTCATCGAAGAAATAAAAGAGATGGCTCCAGCAACCCAGCCTATCATGGACGGACAGTTGCAAGCCGTAGGCGTTAATGTCACTGACCGTGTTGTTGTCAAGCTCAAGCCCGTGTTGCCTCAGAACTTTCTGATCGACCCTGTAGCAACGTCTGTAGAGGACGCTATGGGTGTTGCCGTGGATGAGTTCGTTAGCCGTCACCACGTAGAGATTCTTCAGGAGCAAGGCGTATATCGCGACGTATACGTAGCCAGCGCCGCTCCCGACACTGACCTAGAGCCAGACCAAGACCTTACCGTTTACAACGACGATAAGGTACGCCTAACGAAGTACTACGGTCTAGTGCCTAAGATGTTGTTAGAAGACGCTACTGAAGAAGAAGTAGAATCAGACTCAATGTACGTTGAGGCTATTGTTGTTATTGCTAACGGGGGTGTACTCCTCAAGGCAGAGCCTAACCCGTACATGATGCAAGATCGTCCTGTTGTTGCGTTCCCTTGGGATGTAGTTCCGGGACGTTTCTGGGGACGAGGAGTCTGTGAGAAAGGCTACAACTCTCAGAAAGCACTGGATACTGAGCTACGTGCACGTATTGACGCACTGTCCCTTACTATCCACCCAATGCTTGCCATAGACGCAACCCGACTGCCGCGAGGCAGTAAGCCTGAAGTGCGTCCGGGTAAAATGATACTGACGAATGGTGATCCCCGTGAAGTCTTACAACCGTTCAACTTTGGGCAAGTCGGGCAAATTACTTTTGCACAAGCTGCAAGCCTACAGCAGATGGTACAGCAAGCAACAGGAGCTGTTGATAGCGCTGGTATTGCTGGACAAGTTAATGGCGAAGCGACTGCCGCAGGAATAAGTATGTCTCTAGGCGCGATCATCAAGCGTCACAAGCGTACCCTAATTAACTTCCAGCAGTCCTTCTTGTTGCCTTTCGTTACCAAGGCTGCACACAGGTATATGCAGTTCGACCCAGAGAACTACCCAGTAGCTGACTACAAGTTCAACGCTTCGTCTACACTAGGCATCATTGCTCGTGAATACGAAGTAACACAGCTTGTACAGTTGCTACAAACAATGAAGCAAGACAGTCCGCTGTACCCCGTGTTGATCCAAAGCATCATCGACAACATGAACCTCAGCAACCGAGAAGAGCTTATCGGTGCAATGCAACAAGCTGCACAACCTGATCCACAGGCACAGCAACTGGCTATGGCTGCACAACAGGCACAGCTTGAGTTCCAGCAGAGCCAGACTAACGCACTGAACGCACAAGCTGCTGAGTCTCAGGCTAGAGCACAGAAGTACATGATGGACACTCAGCTAGCGCCACAAGAGCTAGAGATAGACCAGATTGAAGCAATCACCCGCAACCTACAGGCTGGCGATCAGGACGACAAAGAGTTCGAACGTCGAATGAAGGTAGCTCAAACTCTCCTAAAGGAAAAAGAGATAGAGGCTAAATCCAATGCTAATGACACAACGCGAGCTAGACAACCTGATAGAGCAGATCAACCAAGCGTTCAAAACGCAGTTCGACAAATTGGCGGAGCTGGAAACCAAGGTGGAGGCTTTAATCAATGAGCAAGAAAAAGGATCCAAGGCTGGAGCGAGCAGGGGTAAGCGGGTACAACAAGCCAAAGAGGACTCCTAATCACCCCACAAAGTCTCATGTAGTTGTGGCTAAGTGTGAAGACGGTAGTGTTAAAACAATCAGGTTCGGACAACAAGGAGTATCAGGTGCTGGTAAAAATCCAAAATCAGCTTCAGAAAAAGCTAGACGAAAGTCGTTCAAAGCTAGACACGCAAAAAATATTGCTAAAGGAAAATGTTCTGCTGCTTACTGGGCTGATAAAGTCAAATGGTAAAGATATACAAGGTTGTGTGGAAAGATGCTCAAGGAGGAGCAAACGTGGGCTGGCGAGAGTTAGAAGAACTTACGCAAGCTAAAGTAGCTACTGCTGTATCCTGTGGTGCTGTCTTGGTTAACGATGAGAACAAGATAATAATATGTCCACATATGTTGGTCGAAGAGGGTAAAATTACCGAAGGAGACGCAGAGATAGTCATACCCAAGCAGTGGGTGTTAACGATGGAAGAACTGGGAGAACTATGATGTCAGCAGGAAAAGGAACATACGGAAGTCAAGTAGGCAGACCACCTAAGAAGAAGACAAAGAAAAAAGTTAAGAAGTAGCAGCAAAGATGCGGAGATTAACAAATCTATTCTCCGCAAACAAACGGATCAGCGCGTGTTAAACACTCCGTTACCGCGTCAGGCAAAAGAAGAAATAACGGTAATATTACCATTAGGTATTGACTTTTGGTCAAAAGTATGGTATAATAGGGGTATACTTTAGTAAACAAAAGAGACAACCGAAGAGGCCTCACTTGGATAAAGAACTAGAAAAATACTACAACACTTACTTCGACCTTTTCCGTTCAGAAGGATGGAAACAGTTAATCGGAGAACTCACTCAGAACGCTGTTGCTATCAACTCAGTAGAAGCAACAAAAGATGTAAACGATATGTATTTTCGTAAAGGTCAACTAAATGTGTTGACACACATCATAAACTTTGAAAATGTTATAAACAACGCGTTCGAAGAACTAACTCAAGAGCCTGAAGACGTATGATTAAGGTTTTTGACTTTCGGTGTACCAACGGTCACCTATTCGAAGAATTTGTAGAGAGTAACGTTACAGCCAGTAGGTGCGGTTGTGGCGCGAATGCTACAAGAGTCGTATCAGCAACACAGTGCGTACTAGAGGGTGCATCCGGTGATTTTCCGGGAAGGCACATGAAATGGGTACGAGAACACGAGAAGGCTGGTCGTAAATCCACTCCATAACCACTTAGGCGGAGAACTTAAATAATGTCACGAGCACAACTCATTGATGAGCGCCCCGAAGAAGACAACAACGAAACAGACGTAGTAGACCAACAAGAATCCTTTGAGTCTCAAGAAGAAGAAGAGGTAGCTCAACCGGAGTCTAACATACCAGAGAAGTATAAGGGCAAATCCCTAGAGGAAGTTGTCCAGATGCACCAAGAAGCTGAAAAGCTGATGGGCAAACAAAGCTCTGAAGTTGGTGAACTACGAAAGGTCGTTGATGACTACATTCAGGCACAACTCTCACAGCAACAAGCACCTCAACAACAGCAAGAAGAAGACGATATAGACTTCTTTACTGATCCTAAGACTGCTGTTAGTCGAGCGATTGAGAACCATCCTAAGATCCGAGAAGCTGAGGAATACACTCAGCAGTACAAAAAGCAAGCTACGATGGCACAGCTTCAGGCTAACCATCCCGATATGCAAGAGATTTTGCAAGACGGTAAGTTTGCTGAGTGGGTACAAGGATCTAAGATACGGACTCAACTGTTTGTACAGGCGGATCAACAGTACGATTACGATGCAGCAAACGAACTGTTCTCGCTCTGGAAGGAGCGTAATCAGGTAGCCCAACAGACTGCCGCAGTTGAAAAGCAAGCACGTAAGCAACAACTGAAGACCGCAAGTACAGGCAACGCTAGGGGAACAGGGGAAGGAACACGTAAGAAAGTCTATCGTCGTGCTGATATTATTAAGTTAATGAAGACCGACCCAGAGCGTTACCAAGCATTATCACAAGAAATTTTTAATGCGTATGCAGAGGGTCGAGTCAAATAGCCTAATTAAGGAGATTTACGATGGCTAGTGAAACCTCTGCTGTATATCCTACAGCTAACGCAATTGTCGATAAGACAGCTGCCGGAACCTTTATCCCCGAAATCTGGAGTGATGAAGTAATTGCGGCGTACCAAAAGAACCTGAAGATGTCACCTCTGGTCAAGAAGATTTCTATGACTGGTAAGAAGGGTGACACCATTCACGTACCTAAGCCCATCCGTGGTGCTGCCTCTGCTAAAGGCGAGTCTGCTGCTGTAACGATTCAGGCTAACCTTGAGTCAGAGCTTCAGATCAGTGTTGATCGTCACTTCGAATACTCACGCTTTATCGAGGACATCGTTGAGACTCAGGCTCTGAACAGCTTGCGTCAGTTCTACACTGAAGACGCTGGTTACCAGTTGGCTCTGAAGGTTGACACTGACCTGATGAACGCTGCTACCGGCTTTGGCGACGGAACCAAGACTCTGGCTCCTGCTGCTACTGGTGCTGACTGGGTTGCTTCTAACAGCTACTACAGCAACGCTGGGACTGCCCTTGCTGCTTACGCTGCTGACACTGTTGCCACTGGTGACAACTTCAGCGATGCAGTATTCCGCGCTCTCATCAAGCTGATGGACGATGCTGATGTACCTATGGAAAATCGCGCTCTGGTGATTCCGCCAGCAGTTCGTTCTACCATCATGGGCATCAGCCGTTACGTGTCTTCTGACTTCGTAAACGGTCGAGCTACTGAATCAGGACTGATCGGAAACCTGTACGGCGTTGACGTATACGTTTCTTCTAACTGCCCTGTTGTAGAGACTGGTGCTGAAAACGGCGCTTCTTCTCTCGACGCTCGTGGTTGCTTGTTCTTCCACAAGGACGCTATTGTCCACGCCGAGCAAATGGCTGTACGTTCACAGACTCAGTACAAGCAAGAGTACCTGTCTACTCTGTACACTGCTGACACCCTCTACGGTGTTGAAGTGTACCGACCAGAAGCAGGTTTCGTTCTTGTCGTAGCTGACGAGTAAGCGTAACAATACAGGGGATTCTTCGGAGTCCCCTTTATTTCTTTCAGTTGTTTTTGTAGGAGCAGTCTATGCCAATTTATCGGGGTGATGGCGGGTCAGGAGATTCATCAACAGATGCCTATGCCTCGCAGATAGCGCAAGACGCAAACACTGCCACTACAAAAGCAGCCGAGGCAGCAGCATCAGCAGCCGCAGCTGCTATCAGTGAATCTAACGCTGCATCTAGCGAATCTAGTGTTTCTGCTGACGCATCTGCAGCAGCAACCAGCGCATCCAACGCCGCTACTTCAGAAACCAACGCAGCTTCTAGTGCAACCGCAGCGGCTACTAGCGCCGGTGTTGCTTCTCTAAACGCAACTAGCGCAGCTAATAGCGCATCTTCTGCGGCTACCTCTGCTACCAATGCGGCGACATCAGCCACTAATGCGGCGACATCAGAGACTAACGCAGGTACTTCCGAGACCAATGCGGCTGCTTCAGCGTCTGCTGCAGCTACCTCAGAAACCAATGCAGCCTCTAGCGCGTCCTCAGCGGCTACGTCAGAGACGAACGCTGGAACCAGTGCTACAGCAGCGGCATCCTCTGCAAGCGCAGCAGCAGCCTCTGAGACGGCAGCAGGGACATCTGAGACTAACGCCGCAGCTAGCGCCTCAGCAGCAGCTACTTCTGCGTCTAATGCCGCAACGTCAGAAACCAACGCTGCAACCTCTGCGTCTAACGCCAGCACCTCAGAAACTAACGCAGCAGCTAGTGCGTCGTCTGCATCAACCTCTGCTACCAATGCGGCTACGTCTGAGACTAACGCAGCAACATCAGCATCTGCCGCATCTACTTCTGCAACCGCAGCGAGTAACGCACAAACAGCCGCAGAAGCCGCACAAGCAGCAGCAGAGGCAGCGCAAGAAGCTATTGATGGAACGTACCTAGGTGCTTTGTCTTCTAATCCTACCGTTGATGGAAACGGTGATCCTGTTACTGTAGGCGACTGGTACTTTAATACTTCTGATAACTCAACAAGAATTTACGACGGAACTAACTGGAATACCATTAACCCAGAGTTAGTAGGCGACTCAACGCCACAACTAGGCGGTACGCTAGACGCTAACGGTAACGATATTGATATGGGAACTAACGTCATCACTGATGTTAAAGTAGGTCAGTGGGATACAGCTTATGGCTGGGGAGATCACGGAGCGGTAGGTTATGCTTTGGTTGATGACGCAACGGCACTTGCAATCGCATTAGGATAAATTATGGCTAACACGTTTAAAAATGCGGCACTCGCTGATGTGAACAACGCCGCTTATGACACGCTTTACACAGCACCGGCTAGCACTACAACTGTGATCTTGGGTGTGGCTATCACAAACAAAGCATCTAACTCTGTCACAGTACAGGTGCAGTTTTCTGATTCTTCAGCAGCATCTACGCACCAGCTCCTTGAAGATGTGTCTATTCCGGCTGGCACGACCTTAGAAGTCTTGGCAGGTCAGAAGTACATCTTGGAAACAGGTGACGCACTTAAGGTGCAGGCTGGCACAGCAAGTGCTATTGATGTGATTGCAGGCGTAATGGAGATCACCTAATGGCGATTACTCGTCTAAACAGTTTGGCAATTCCGTCTGGAACAATTACCGCAGACAATCTTGCTGAAGGTGCTGCTCCGGGTTCTGGAGAAAACCTTTTGATTAATGGCTGTATGCGCGTGTGGCAAAGAGGAACAGATGCTGTGACGGTTGGCTCTTCAGTAACGTATGTTCCTGACAGGTTTTTTGTTTACGCACAGGGTGCAACGGTAACGGCTCAATACCAAGAAATTACACTTGATGGGTTTTCTTTTGCTACTCGAATTACTGGAGCATCAGGAGTTACTGACGCAGAATTAAGCCAACGAGTAGAGGCTTTAAATGTAAAACATCTGGTTGGCGGCAGTGTAACTGTATCGTTTTATGCAAAAGCTAGCAGTGCATTAACAGCAACAGTTAAATTATTTCATGCTGATGCTGAAGATGATTTTTCTTATATAACATCTATTTCTACTGACACAGTCTCTGTTGGAACTAGCTTTGCTAGACACTCAGTTACTTTCTCGTCACTGCCTGCAAATACGGCAAACGGTTTACAAGTAGGTATTTACACTGGCGCTCTTGGTGCTTCAGAAACAATAGATATTACTGGCGTAAAGATGGAGTCTGGAACTTCTGTTACTGACTTTGTTTTTACTACTTACGCTGATGAGCTTGCGAAGTGTCAACGGTATTATTTTAATATGGGTAGTATTGATTTTCACGGTTGGAATCACAACGTGGCTGACACAAGCGGATCAAGAGCAGCGCAAGTTACAGCGTTTCCAGTAACAATGCGAGCTAACCCAAGTTTAAGTTGTGATGATGGCGCTGGTAACGCCAATAAATTTTGGTATCAAACGCCTACACAAACAGGAGGAAATAACTTAACTCCATGGGTATATATAAACACAAATAGAATTAATGCTGGGCTTAGGTATCCTTATGGTGCTATTTACGGATCTAATGGCGACTCTATGCTATTTGGATTTGCAAATGGAAAACTTAACGCGGAGTTATAAATGAATATTGAGTCGGTTACTGCCTTTAGAAACCCAGAAACAAACGAAATAATGAATTTTGATTTAAGGTGTTGCGAGGGTTATTACATTGTTCCCGTTGATCCTAAGAACAGGCATTACATAGAAATTATGCGTCAAGTAGAAACTGGAACATTAGTTATACAGGAAGCTGAATAATGCCTTTTCTTGGTGTACAACCGACAGATACGTTTGCATCAGTAGCAAAGCAAACAATTACAGGTAATGGCGGTACTGGCTATACGCTAGATTACCCTGTTGCTACGGCTAACGACATTGCTTTGTTTATTAACAACGTTCGTCAGGAGCCAACAACAGCGTACACCGCATCAGGCACGACCTTGACGTTATCTGAGTCTATATCATCGAGTGATAGTTGTTACTTAATCTACATCGCTAGGACGTTCCAAAGCGTTAGTCCTTACAGCGCAAACACTTCAGCAAGCGACTTCTTTGCTTTGCCTGTAGGCACAACCGCACAAAGACCTGCTAATCCTCAAGACGGTTATATTCGTTACAACACGACCCTTGGTGCGGTGGAGATTTATCACACAGCACAATCTGCTTGGCAAACACAATTAGTAGGGTCTGTAGTTGCTTCTGGCGGTACTGAAACGACAGCAGGTAATTATAGATATCATACTTTTACATCATCTGGAACTTTTACTGTTACTACCGCAGGTGAGGTTGAGTATTTAGTAATTGCAGGTGGCGGCGCTGGAGGAACTCAAACCACTGGAGGCTACGAAAGTGGCGGTGGTGGGGCAGGTGGTTATATTTCATCAACTGCAACGGTATCAGCACAGTCTTACTCAATAGTAATTGGCGCAGGCGGATCAAACGCAAACGGAGCAAACTCATCAGCTTTAGGGTCAACCGCTATAGGCGGCGGTCGTGGTGGAAATGGGAATGGTTCTTCTGGCGGTTCTGGAGGCGGAGGAACTTATAGCTCATCTGGCGGCGCTGGAACTTCTGGTCAAGGATTTGCTGGAAGCAATGGTCATTATAATGAGGATGGCGCTAATAGAGGCGGTGGCGGTGGCGGTGCTGGCGAAGCTGGCAGTACGGATGGACGCGGTCAAGGCGGTGATGGATTAGCGTGGCTTGACGGAACTACTCGCGCAGGTGGCGGAGGCGGTGGACAGCCAGCATCTAGCCCATCTGGAGGAGAAGGCGGCGGCGGCAATGGCGGTACTGTTCTTGGCGGCAATACCCAGACTGCTGGATCAGCTAACACCGGAGGCGGTGGCGGGGGTTCTTATAGTTCTAGCTCGTCAGAAATTGGTGGCAATGGCGGCTCCGGCATAGTAATTATTCGTTACGCAGTTTAAGAGGACAACATGGGACATTTTGCAAAAGTACAAGACGGTGTAGTGACTCAGGTAATCGTAGCAGAGCCTGAGTTCTTTGATACGTTTGTGGATTCATCGCCGGGTCAGTGGATTCAAACATCCTATAACACCCGTGGTGGCGTTCACTATCAGCCAAATACGAATACGCCATCTGACGATCAGACCAATGCGTTGCGTAAGAACTACGCAGGTATTGGGTTTACCTATGACTCCACAAGAGACGCGTTCATTCCTCCACAGCCTTTTGCTAGCTGGACGTTAAATGAAACTTCGTGTCTATGGGAAGCACCTGTTGCTTATCCTGAAGATGGAAATATATATCGCTGGGATGAAGATACTACTAACTGGGTACTAGTTGAGGCTGCGTAATGCCTATTTCAAAGATAGAAACACGATCTATTTCTGGGCCAGTAGAGGGTCGCAGGAACCTGATTATCAATGGTGATATGCGGGTTGCACAGCGTGGAACTAGCGCTTCAGTAGGGTCTGAAACTTTTATAGCAGATAGGTTTAGGACGCAAATAGATGGATTAGGGGCATTTACATTGTCCCAAGACACCAATGCTCCAGACGGTTTTAACTTTAGCAGTAAGCTAACTTGCAATACCGCTGACGCATCTCCTGCGGCTAGCGACGTCCTTCTTGCCGGTTTTCGTCTTGAAGGGCAAGACTTACAGCAGTTGCAATACGGGACAGCAAACGCAAAACAAGTAACTGTATCGTTTTGGGTAAAGTCTAATAAGACAGGAACCCTTGTTTGCACATTGTTTAATGCCTTGTCATCGCCGTTACGAAAAATAGTAAAGACTTATACTATTGATAGCGCAGATACTTGGGAATACAAAACAATCACTATTGACGGAGATACTGCCTACTCAATATCTAACTCCAGCGATAGAACCATAGACGTAACTTGGTGGCTTGGTGGCGGAAGCACCTTTAGCGGCACCCCTACTCCAAGCGGATGGGCAGATAACGACAACGCAGTAACGCTAACAAACCAGACGGTTAATCTCGCTGACGCCGTAAACAACTACTGGCAAATCACCGGCGTTCAACTAGAAGTAGGCGATGTAGCCACACCCTTTGAGCATCGTAGTTACGGTGAAGAGCTTGCGTTGTGTCAGCGGTATTATGCTACGGGCCAATCAGTGCTGACATTTAACGGAGTAAGCGGACGATATGTTTACAAAACTATTGGACGGCATAACATGAGAGCGTCCCCGACAGTAACTGGTTCTTTTGCTTCACAAGGTTTAGGCACTGTTAATGGATACGGCCAACTAGGCGTTAGCAATAGCGATACTCGTCAGATTTATGTGCAAATGGGTGTAGGGTCTGGGGCTGACGGGTACTTTACATATTATGCAGACGCGGAGTTATAACAATGAATGAATTAAATATAGAGTCTGCTCAGTATCAATCCGATATAAATGGCATAAACTTTAGTATTAAAATTTTTGTAAATGGGGATGAATTGTTCGTCCCACTAGACCCTGCTAATCGTCACTACGCTGAAATCCTGCGTCAAGTAGAAGCTGGTACATTAGTTATTCAGGAGGCAGACTAATGCCATTTATAGGTAAACAGCCTTCAGTAGGCGCGTATTCGTTGATGGATAGTATTACTACATCCGCAACGGCTACTTATGCTCTGACTGTTAATGGCTCTGCGTATTTCCCTGAGACTGCTAGGAACCTAATTGTTTCGTTAAACGGTGTTACTCAGGCTCCAGAAGATGCTTACACAGTATCGGGTTCTAACATTGTCTTTGCGTCAGCCTTAACTAGCAGCGATGTCATTGACTACATCTTGGCGTTGGGTGATGTGTTAAACATTGGTACGCCTAGTGATGGATCTGTTGGTACGGCACAGATGAGCTATCCGCTGGGTAACTTCAGCTCCACGGGTATTGATGACAACGCTACGTCTACTGCGATTACGATTGATGCGTCAGAGAATGTTGGTATCAACACTACAAATCCTCTAGTCCCTCTTCACGTTGAAACGTCTGGAACAAGCACCACGATTGGAGATAATGCGGCAGTTACTTTGCGATCAAAAGCGGCTGGACGCGCAACCACACTTCAGTTTTCAGATGGGACTAATGCCAACTGGATAAGTGCTTTATCAGGTAACTTAGGTTTTGCAACCAACAACACCGAGCGTATGCGCATAGACTCTAGCGGCAACGTTGGGTATAGCGGAAAATTATTTAGCTCTACTGATCTTACAACTTTAGGAGGATTACAGCTTTATAGAGACCATGCTACAGGCTCTTGTTATTTATTTGATTCAACAACAGCGCCGTATTCTGGCCCTTTAATTTTTGGAACTAGCAACGCTGAGGGTATGCGTCTAGACACCAGCGGCAACCTTATAGTTACAGGCAACGTCACAGCCTACTCAGACGAGCGCCTAAAGTCAGACGTTGAAACGCTAGACGGCTCTAAAGTCTACGAGATGCGTGGCGTTAGCTTCACCAAAGACGGCGAAGCATCTTCAGGTGTTATCGCTCAAGAGCTTCAGAAGGTTGCGCCAGAGCTTGTTAATGATTCTGGTGAGTACCTGTCGGTGGCTTACGGAAACCTCGTGGGTTATTTAATTGAGGCGGTTAAAGAACTCAAAGCTGAAATTGAAGAGCTGAAAGGAGTTAAGTAATGGCGCTTCAAACTAGCGGCCCAATTAGTTTGCTTGATATTCAAAACGAGTTTGGCGGCTCTAACCCTATCGGACTTAATGAGTATTACGGAGCAGCTTCAGGAATTCCTTCGTCTGGGGCTATTTCTTTAAATGATTTTTATGGAGCTAGTGCCGTTTCTTATATTTCTGCTACTGGAGGAAACAGCGTTTACACTTATAGTTCAGGCGGTGTTTTATATAAAGTTCACAAATTTACATCTTCAGGTTATTTTAATGTTAGCTCAGTAGGCAATGCTGCAGGAGGTGGGAACACTATAACTTACTTAGTTGTTGCTGGTGGCGGTGGTGGTGGAGATCGTCACGGCGGAGGTGGAGGCGCAGGAGGAATGCGCTGGGGAACCTATGGTGAGTCTGCCGGAGCAAGTAGATATATTTCAGTAGGCGGCGGTGGCGGTGCTGGAAATTATGAAGCTAACATTGGATCTCCTAGAGGCGCTGGGTTTAGAGGCGGGAACTCTTCTATTTCAGGCGTTATTAGTAATAACGGTGGCGGTGGTGGCGGTACTTACGATGGAAACCCAACACACAGCAGAGGTTCTGGCGGCGGTGGCGGCGGAAATAACTATCCAGGAATAAGTGGAACTTCAGGACAAGGAAACAGTGGTGGTTCTGGTACAAATCCGCAAGGCGGCGGAGGCGGAGGAAGAGGCGGCGTAGGAGGAAATGGTGGAACCTATGGATGGGGGATAGGCGGTTCTGGTTATTACAACTCAACCACAGGCAGCAACATTCCTTATGCAGGTGGTGGTGGCGGTGCTGCTCCTATTCCCGGAGGGGGTATTTACGATCCTGCTGGTGGAGTTGGCGGTGGCGGTAGAGGCACTTGGGATTATTATAATACTGCTGGCGCTACTAACACTGGAGGTGGCGGCGGTGGTGTTAGGTCTAATGATGTATCTACAATAGGAAAACCCGGAGGTTCTGGAATTGTTGTTCTTAGGTATATTGCAGGTTAATTATGGCTCATTACGCTTTAATTGAAAACGGCATAGTTATGGATGTCATTGTTGCAGAGCAGGATGTAATTGATTCTTTAGATGGAGAGTGGGTTCAAACATCTTATAACACAATGGCAGGACAGCACAGAAACATGAACACTGGCGAAATAAACGCTAAACCTCCGTTAAGAAAAAACTATGCTGTTATTGGCGGAATATATGACAGAGAAAGAGACGCTTTTTACCAACAGCAACCATATCCAAGCTGGACGTTAGATGAAGAAACTTGCACTTGGCAACCACCAATTCCTTTGCCTAACGATAACAATTATTATCTTTGGAATGAAAACACTAGACAGTGGGATTTGAACAATCCGGTTTAAGCGCATATTAAGGCACTGAGGAATAAACATGGCAATCACGTACAACATTACTACAGACTTTGGAGCTAAGGACTCTCTGCCTACTGGTGACTCAGGTAAAATCATCAAGGGTGTAGACTTTACGACAGAGTTTGACAACATTCAGACTGCGTTTACTCTTGCTGCTCCGGCGGCTAGTCCTACGTTTACAGGTACAGCTACCATTCCTACCGTGGCTGTGACTAACATTACCTTTGGTGGTGTCGCTATTACTGCTACGGCAGCAGAGCTAAACATTCTTGATGGTGTCACTGCTACAACAGCAGAGCTTAACTACGTAGATGGCGTTACGTCTAACATCCAGACACAGCTAGATGCAATCACTGGTGTTACTGGCGGCATCTCTGGAACCTATGCGCCTATTGCTAGCCCTACGTTTACTGGGACTGTTACTGCTCCTAACCTAAACATAGGTGACTGGGAGATAGCGCTAGACGGCTCTGACCTACGTTTTATCTACAACGGCACAGACGTATTTAAGATTACTACGGCTGGTGCTATTGTTGCTAAAGATGAAGTTACTGCATTTGGTGCGCCTTAATGCCTATACCCACTAGCAAACCACTGAGTTTATCTGCTGTACAAACGGAGTACGGTGGGACTAACCCTATCAGTATGAGCGAGTACAGAGGCTTAGGCAATGCTCCTGCTTCTGGGGCTATTGATCTGTGGGGAGACTTTAACGGTACAGCTAATGAAGTAGCTATAACAGCTACTGGTGGGTCTATATCAGACTCAGGAGGTTATCGTTACCATACGTTTACTAGCGGAGGTACGTTTACTGTAACAGGAGAAGGCATAGGTTCAGGATTTACTACTTTAGATATTTTAGTGGTAGGCGCTGGCGGATCTCCTAGTACGTCTTATCAGAGAGGTGGAGGTGGCGGAGGCGTTCAAACAGCAACAATTACTCCGGCTATTTCAGAAACATTTGTCTGCACTGTTGCTCCTTCTAGCTCTGGATCTGACGGAGGAAGTTCATATGTTACTTGCAGCAATACTTCCCACTCTATTCACAACGCAATAGCCGGAGGTGGATCCAACTTGGGATCTAGCGGTTCTCCTCAATCAAACGCACGCGGTTCTACAGTTTCTTATGTAAGTGGTGCTTATACATACGATTTGCATGGAGGCGGAGGTGGTGCAGGTGGAACAGGAGGCGTAGGTGGGGGCAGTGGAAGTTACTATTATGCAGGAAATGGTGGTAGTGGTTACTTGTGGTTAGACGGTAACCGTTACGGTGGTGGCGGCGGTGGAAGCAGCGAAGGCCCATCTGCTGGAGATTTGAGTACCACAGTAATAGCCGGATCTGGTACGCATGGAGGCGGTAATGGTTACAGAAAACAATATCAAATTGCCGGATCTAACGCTAGTTTTTACGGCGGAGGTGGCGGAGGAAGCTATCCCGGATACCCAAATAACGGGCCTTATATAGGTTATCAAGGTGTTGTAATTTTTAGGTACAAAATTGCGTAGGATTTTATTATGAAAGCACTCACATTAACACTACTCGTATTACTCACTGGCTGTGCCTCTAGCACTACCCAGTACTACGAAGCAGTACAACAGGCTGCTACAGCCTCCGCAGAAGCGTCTAAGGCTAAGTTTGAGGCGTTGTCTAAGATAGCCTCTGCTGGTGACGGACAGGCTGCTAGTGCTGCTGTGATGGCTCTGGCGTTGACTCAGACACCTACGATTACTCCACAGCCTCAGCAGTCTCAGGCGTTGCAGTGGGCTTCTATCCTAGCCTCACCTGTTACCTCACTGGGTATGATGTGGATGCAGTCTGATTCTGCCAAGACGATGGCTAAGTACAACGCTCGTGTAGACATGGCGCGTGTCGGTGCAGAATCTAGTGACAACCAAGCACTGTACAAAGCCTTTGTTACAGCAGGATCTACAGACTACACACCGTTTGTTGACGGCATGGTTAGCATCTCTAACACAGGCATGAACTCTGTTGTCACCCTTGAGCAGAGCGACAATGATCTCGTTGAGGCGCTGATGCAGCAGTACAACGCCACTATAAACAACTTCATTGATAACCCACTAGTCAACACGACTACAACAACTAACACAGTGTCTTGCTCTACTTCAGACGACGGCACGACTACTACGGTAACTTGTGACTGATGAAGCCTCTAGGCGTACAAGGACTCTGGAAGGCGCTACGGTCTGCTAATGGCCCAGCACAGCATCTGCTGATGGGTATATGGGGACTTATTACAACTGCTGGGTTTTATCAGGTAGGCGTTCCAACATCGTTTCTTGTCGCTTGGGCTATTGCTTCGTTGGCTGTTGTTTACTGCACTGTGTGGACAGATAAGCCTACGTTGCTTAGATCGTTAAAAGTTGACACTATGTTTTCGATTATGGTGTTAACGCTGTATCTCTGGGAAGAGTACACAACAGGCATTACCACTCCTGTGTTTTTTGCAGGCAGGGTAGTTGCTGGGTCAGTTTTAATTATGCACGGGTTGTACTTAATTGATCTGGTGCAAAGACAAATACACGAATCGCTGTACATTGAGGAGCGGATAAAGAATGAATCCTGAAGCAATAATGCCGCTCGTTGTAGCGATACTAGGATCTGCTGGCTTGTGGACGTATCTCAAGATGAGATCAGAGCAAAGCTACAAAGCTGCGTTAGCAGAACGTGAGGACAGAGCAGAGTTTAACGATACATTGAGGACGCAAGTGGAACGCTTGAGCGTTAAGCTAGACAAGTTGAGTGACGACAAAGAGCAGCTACTAAAAGAGATAGCCTCACTGCGTCACGAGCTAGGCGAAGCTAAGGCGACGATCAAGCACCTTGAAATGATGTTGATGAAGAACTGATGTTAGAGTTACTTGTTGGCCCTA